TTGTAGCTATATATATTTTATTGGTTTGTGATGAAAAGAAGAAGGGTTTTATTAGAGATTACTTGGGGTTGGTTATACCCCTTGTTAATCAAGCACTTACGTTAAATTAATAGTATAAAGAAAAAAAGTAAGAGTTTATGATATTTCTACCAACCGCCACTCTAAAGGACTGATTCTAATGTTTTAAGTCTAATAATCAGTTAAATTTGGACTATCCCTCTGCACTCAGTTGTAATAGGTTTAAACTAGTAATTACTAACACATAGGAATGCCCGCTAGGACATTAAGAAGATTTATTTGCTAACTTCTCAACTCTATATGTTTCATTACTCTATTACAACTGCTCACCCTTGGGAAGTGAGAATGGTGCATTAAATAAGTGTATTGTTTTTTAACAAAGACCAGGTGTGTCCACATATCATCACTAATATGCTTCATCCACTTTTTAAGATTTGATTATCAAATCATTCCTGAATGTTTTAATCTTCTAAACTTTAACACTTATATTAGACTAGTATTTCCCTCTGCACTCAGTTGTAATAGATAGTTAGACCTCATTTTGAACTATCAATTGGAATCCTGCAGTCTCCACATGCCTGTGGTGCTTTATTACAACTGCTCACCCTTGGGAGACTGATTTACCTTCACCATTCTTGTTGCGTTTAAAACATATATATTGTGAAGAAGTTATCTAGATAACCTGTAATTAATCAGTGTGGTTTTACATCTTAGTATCTCTTGAGCATAAACAATATTGCATAGGAGAATTTCATCCAGTATTGTTACTGTAAACCTATGGTTACTACTAAGAAGTCTTTATATCCACGTGAGAATGGTGCATTAACAGTGTGATTATCTACATTGCTAAAAGAAAGCCACTGCGCTAGCGTAACTATGCGCAGTGGCTTTTGAAGTTTCCCTGTTTTACAGGGCCTGCTTACGCAGGAGTGGGTTCCACCCAAAACAAGCCTTTCAAAGGCTCGCCGGTTTCCTGATCAGTAATAGCCTTATTACTGAGGCGGAAGCCGGGAATGGGCATTCCAACTTTAAGCTTGCTTTGCAATTGCTTAATAGTTGGATGACTGGCTTTCATAGTTTCGCCGGTCTGTGGATCGGTCAAACTAAGAATGCCAAATCGCAGGTTATCAGTTTGGGCTCTTGCCCCAACTTGGAATCCTGCAATTTCAGCCTTGACGCTTGACAAAGGCTGATCAGAAACAACGATGACAGCACTTTGTGTGTCAGCATTGATTCTGAATTTACGGAAAAAAACTGTCTCTGACATGGTTTTTTTTTTAAATGGTTTTACATATCCGGGGACACCCCCGGTCAAAATATAGCCGGGGAGCGGTTCAATGGGACCCCCACACAATGCGGTAAATAGGTGGGGGTGATTTACGGGGGGTATATATTTTCCCTATATGGATGGGGGGTAGTTAAATTTGGGACTGAAAAAAAAAATTGGTATATTGTAGTATGGATAAAGTTATTGAATTTGAAACAAAACTCAAGCAAGCTTATTATAGCACTTATAGGATCATTACTAATAAGGTTAGCTTCACGGATCTATTAGATGAGGATGTCAGTAAGGGAGCTGTGACACTTTTGGTTCATGACCCGGATAAGGAAATAAGTGAGAGTACTATAAAGGATGTGATTAAATACTATGAGGAATCCGAAGAATATGAGAGATGTGCTGAGTTATTGGATGTATTAAATAAAAAAATAAATATATAAACCTTTTTTATTTAACTTTATTTGGTATATTTGCAATAGTTAAACCAAATAAAAAATGCAAAACAATTCAGAACAAGAAGCTGGACCACAGCTTTCAAAGGAGGAAATTGCCCAAAAGAGGGAAGAGATTACAGAATTTTACAGGTCCAATATTGGGCATTTGGAGGTTCAGGTAAAATACGAAAATTTGCTTGCTGAAATTGAGGAGGCTAGAGCAAGGAGGACCAGAGCTCAAATGTTTATGGCTCAGCTTTTTGCTGATTCTAATCCGGAGACTGACTCCGCAACTGAATCAGATGAAGAAATGCTTGAAGAAGCACCTCGTAGATCTTTAAAGAGAAACTAGTATGAGGATGCTAAAAAAGGGGGATACTGGCCAAGATGTAGTAAAGCTGCAGCAACTTTTGAATTTGAAGGCTGATGGGATTTTTGGTGAAAAGACTAGAGCTGCTGTAGTAAACTATCAGTTGTACCACGAGCTTTTTCCGGATGGTGTTGTTGGAAATGCCACCTGGACGCTTCTTTTGTCAAAGACTGGTTTTGCTGAGGCTATTGATAAGGACACAGATTTATCTGTTAATTATAAGTCAAACAACTATGATCAGCTGATACATCAGTATTATATGCCTAAGAATGAGTATGTTAGTGAAAATGTACCTAAGGAGTATGTTGTTCTTCACCATACAGCCGGTGATGATAATCCTTATAGTACAATTGATATGTGGGCTAAAGACACCCGTGGGCGTATAGGTACTGAGTTTGTGTTGGGTGGTCAAGATCATACTACAAGTGCAAGCAAATATGATGGTGAAATGGTTCAAGCTTTTCCGACTGGTAATAATGCTTGGCACATAGGTAACTCAGGATCAGGCTATATGAATCGGAGGGCTGTAGGTCTGGAAATTTGCTCAATGGGGTATCTTGACGCTAAATTTAAAACCTACAAGAAGAGTACCGCTGCTCCTGAGCAGGTTATTACGTTAGACTCACCATTTAGGGGATTTGTAAATTGGCACCGGTATTCAGATAACCAAATTGATGCTATATCTAAATGGTTAAGGTTTATTGGTGAAAGAGACGGTGTTGATTTAAAAGTTGGTTTGTACGAGTGGATTAAGAAAGACGGTCCCAAGAAAGCTTTTGAATTTCAGGAGGATGCTTATTATGGGAAAGTAAAAGGTTTATTATCTCACACTAATATCAGGCGTGATAAGATGGATGTTTATCCGGATCCAAGGCTGATAGATGTTATTATGAGTTTATAGTAAACCATTAAGTGTAAACTAATATAAAATGCCATTAGTAAATAAAGTAGATAAGAGAATTAGAACAACGAGTGAAAATGCTGTGAAATATCAGATTTTCACTCATTGCTTCTTTAATTCAATTCATATTACAGATTCTGAGTTAGATTGTTTAACGCAACTTGCTTTAAATAAAGACATTGAGCTTACTAAGTTCTGCAGTATTGTGTTCAATATGAAAATTTTTAAGAGTGAACAATCTGTGCGTAATGCTTTGGCTAAAGCGTACTCTAGGAATCTTATAGTTAAATCCGGTAAAAACAAAAAAATTATCAGACTTAATGATGATATACAAGTTCCTGAACCAGGAAACATACTTTTAGATTTTAAAATATTTGGTAGTGAATCCTAAAAAGTACAAAGATTTTGAAGATGGTATTGCCGAAGAAGTTGGTGTACATCCTAAGGTTGTCTCTGATTTTATAGATTTTTTCTACACTGAAGTTAGAAAAAATTTAAGTAATTTAAATAGTACCAGGGTTTACATTGAGAGTCTTGGTACGTTTGTAATTAGGAAAAAGAAATTGGAAAAGACTATTAAGAGAAATAAAGATATTTTAGGGAATCTTGCTAAGAACACGTACAATGGTTATGAAAAAAGCGTTGCTGTAAAAGAAAAGCTTGAAATGCTTGAAAAGATAAATGCTGAGTATGATGAGATTTTAAAAGACAAACAAAAGTTTAAGATTGATAAGTATTCAAAAACAAAAAGTTAAAAATGGATTTAAAGAAATTTTTAGGCGCTTTTGGAAATAGTTCTCAGATATTTGAGGGTATTAAGAACAATATCTTTAAAAAGGAACATATAGAAGCAGAGGCTGCATTACGGTGGTCTATATGTAAAAAATGCGACAGCCTGGATACAATTGGTAAAAATTGTATTGCTTATGGTACACAACCATGTTGTAAAGAGTGCGGTTGCAGTTTACAATTTAAAACTCGCGCTTTGTCATCTAGTTGCCCAAAGAACAAGTGGAAAGCCATTATGGATGAAGAAACAGAACAAAAACTTAAAACAAATATTAATTATGAAGATTGAACTTTTTGAATCTGAGATTAACGCTATTGATAGTAATGAAGAATTGGGAGAGTATGTTAGATCTAAAATGCTATTTGTTAAGTCTATTGATAATGAAGAAGCATTTGAAATATTGCTTAGTGATTTAAATGATGTTGATAATTCTGATGGTAAAGCTGGTTTGAATGATTCCGTTATACCGGAAGATGAATATATCAATATGTTAGAAAATGTTTCTATTTCAGCATATCCACCTAATGAGTGGGTTTCTACTAATACTTCTATTTATAATTTGGATATTAAGTTTTAACTATGGGTGTTTTATTTAATGAGGCCGGGCATGAATACAAAAGTATTAAAGATGACGGTATAGACTGGATTAGTGTAACATCTTTTATTGGTAAGTTTAAGCGTAAGTTTGATCCTAGAGCTACAGCAAAGAAGGTAGTGCAAAATAAAAAATCAAAATGGTATGGGATGAAAGAGTCCGATGTTATTGCCATTTGGGATAATGAAACAGAACGAGCTATTACTTTAGGTAATTGGTATCACCGGCAAAGGGAATCTGATTTTTTTGAATTTGAAACTATAAGCAAAGATGGTGTTGAGCTTCCAATTGTAAAACCAATTATTGAAAATGGAGTTAAGATTTCATCAGATCAAAGATTATGTGAAGGGATTTATCCTGAGCATTTAGTTTATTTGAAGTCTGCCGGAATTTGTGGTCAAGCAGATTTAATTGAGGTTATTGGAAATACGTTTAATATCACAGACTATAAAACAAATAAGGAGATTAAAGAGAAAAGTTTTACAAATTGGGAGGGTGTATCTGAAAAGATGGAAGCACCACTTTCACATTTAGATAACTGCAATCTTAATCATTATAACTTACAATTGAGTATTTATGCGTATATTATAAAGAAGCATAATCCGAGATTAAGTGTTGGCAAACTCACATTACAGCATGTGAAATTTGCTCAAATTGGAAATGACAAAAATGGTTATCCCATAATTGAGTATTCCAACGGGGAACCGGTTATTGAAGATATCGTATTTTATGAGCTTCCATATTTAAAGGATGAAGTTAGTAGTTTAATGCACTGGTTAAAAGATAGAAAATGATAATAAGATTATTTGATGTTCAAAATGGTAAAGCAATTCCAACTGAACATTGCTATATACTGGATTCCTTAAAAGCCGTTATGGAAAGTTATCCGGAAACGTATATGTCTGTTTATCAGTATATATTTTATATGACCTGCCCTAATCCAGATATGAATCCTTTTTTTAATGTACCTGAAAGTGAAAAAGAAGAATTAATCATTGAAGCTGTATTATTGGAAGAATCTCCTGAAGATGAAGTAATTTTAAGGGCTATTGCAACATGTAATAAACTTTATGAAACACCTACATACAGAGCTTATAGAGGTATTAAGTCTATGTTAGATAGATTAGCTAAATATATGGAAACAACAGCTATTGAACATGGTCGAGATGGCAATATTAATTCACTTATAAACGCTGCAGCAAAGTTTGAACAAATTAGAGCATCGTATAAAGGAACTCTAAATGATATGAAACAAGAACAAGAAAGTCATGTTCGTGGTGGCCAAGGTTTAGCTTATGATCAAATTTAATTTATGGCGTATTTAAATCATAATCTTCCATTGACACCTTGCTTTATCCGCAATGAGTTTTTGTTTAACCATGAGCGTGGTTATGGTGAATATACTGTGGCAAACATACATACTGTTGCATCAATAGAAGGAATGGTACCTTTGTTTGAGGCGTTTTTAGAAAATGGAGTTAATTGGACTCGCCGGCCTATTCATGCTTTTTGCTGGAAAAAAGATGCAGAAGTTTTACCGCTCAGTGAACATGTTTACTGGGATAGTTTTAGTCCGTACATTGATGTGCAAGTAAGAGCACGGTTGTATCCATTAAGTGCTGAATTGCGATCTATTAGTGGGGTTAAAAGATTGGGTGTCTATATGTTTACACTCGATTGGTCTCACGAAAACAAAACAATGTTGGACACAAATTTTTCTGAAACATATGAGCATAAATGTGGGCATGTGTTTAAAATGGATAATGGCAACTATTTTATTTATCCCAATAACAGGATTGTTTGGATTGATAAAGCTTACACATTTAACAGAATTAATAATAACCCAGGTTATAAAATTGACACGAATTTGTACACTGTTGATTCTAGTCGGGGTTATTCTACAGATAGCAGTTATATTACAGATTTTAATACAGAAACAAAACTATGATTTTATTTAAAACTTCAATTAGAGAATCAAACGGCAAGGGATTAGGTTTGTTTACTGATGAGTTTATTCCAAAAGACTCATTGGTATATAAAGATAGTACTAGCAAAATTCATAAAAATGATATCCAAAAGCTAAGTGCGTTTTCAACTTTATATATTGAAACTTACACTTGGAATGTAGGTGATTATGTATATTATACTGTAGATGATACTATGTATATTAATCATGCCGACAATCCATCTGTTGACGGTGCCACTGGAAAGGCTCTACGAGATATTAATGTTGGAGAAGAAATTACAGAGCATTATTCTACATTTGATCCTACTTATGATACGTATAAACATTTATTAAAGCCTTAATTATGAGTAAACATCCTAAATTAATTTTTTGTTATTGGGACGATTGCCATTTTATAAATGAAGGAAATAAGAAAAAATATAAAATAGTAAAAGATGAAAAACCAAAAGATAACCCCGATAGGGAAAAAGATCCTGATACTGGAAAAAAAACCTGAGCAATTTTTTCCAGGCACTAAGATTATTATTCCGGATAATGTCCGTGAAAAAACCTATCAAGGCCACGTAGTTGGCATTGGTAAAGAAATTTCTGACATTAATGTTGGAGATTTAGTTCAGTATGTTGATTATGCTAATGCACAGGAAATGTACCATGATGGTGTAAAACATCTACTAATTTCTCACGCTGATATTCTAGCTGTAATTACAGATTTTAGTGATTAGAGTTATACCCACATACGAGAATAACACATGGACCGTCACAAAATTTGATACGGATCAGGAGTTTATTGATTTTATACTTTCTATATTTAAAGTTCCTGGTGAATATGCCTTTGATGAAACATCTTGGGCGTTTAATGAACAATCTAAAAATTTTGAGAGTCAGGGTTTTTACTGTGCTGCTCCATTTAGATCTAAAGATTTTAATTATTACTGGGATGATCAAAAGGAAAAGTGTAGAAAAGGAGTAATTTTCAAAAACAATGGTAATTTTTGGTACCTTACTAGGGATTATTACATGTGGCTTAACTTTCTTCCTATTTATGATAAGGAAGAAAAAAAGTATGGGTTTGCTAAAGTAAGGGACGCTCAATATCATATGGCTTTGTATGAGCTATTAGCGGAACTTAATTACAAGCATGTGGCAATATTAAAAAAGCGTCAGATTGCATCTTCTTACTTTCACATGGGTAAGATTATAAACACATATTGGTTTGAAGAGGGTAGCGTTTGTAAGATTGGTGCAAGTTTGAAAGATTATATAAACGATAAAGGTTCATGGAAATTCTTAGACGAATACAAAGACTTTCTTAATGAACACACTGCTTGGTACAGACCAAGCAATCCCGAAAAGGTTTTATTATGGCAGCAGCAAATTGAAGTAAGGGTTGGTAATAGAAAAACAACAAAGGGTTTAAAATCTAAAATACAAGGCACTTCATTTGAGAAAAGTCCAACCACCGGTGTTGGTGGACCAACGACATATTTCTTTCATGAAGAAGCTGGTATTGCACCAAAGATGATGGAAACCTATGAGTATTTAAGACCGGCAATGTCATCTGGCCAACTTACAACTGGTATGTTTATTGGCGCTGGTTCTGTGGGTGATTTGGAACAATGCAAGCCACTCAAAGACATGATATTAAATCCCACTAATAATGATATATATGCTGTTGAAACAGATTTAATTGATGGGGATAATACTATTGGTTTAGCCGGTTTATTTATACCTGAACAATGGTCAATGCCTCCGTATATTGACGAATATGGTAATTCTTTAGTATCAGAGGCGCTAGAAAGTATTTATAATCAAAGGGCTAAATGGAAGCTAGAATTAAACCCAGAGCAATATCAACTTAGGATATCTCAGTCCCCAACTAATATTGCTGAAGCTTTTGCTTATAGAAAAGAATCTATATTTCCTCAAGGTATTATTACAAAGCATCTTAAGAAGATAGAAGAAAAAAATTATCCTTATGAGTGCATTGAATTGGAAATGACTAGCAGTGGGCTTGAAGCAAAAAGAAGCAACAAGCTTCCTATATCACAGTTTCCTATAGATAAGCAATCTACGGATAAGTCTGGAGTATTGGTTGTTTGGGAAAGACCTGCTAAAAATTCCGGGTTTTTAAATTACTACGCATCTGTTGACCCTGTTTCAGAAGGTAAAACAACCACATCTGATTCTTTGTGTAGCATTTATATTTATAAAACGGCTACAGAAGTTAGGCGTGAAACGCCGGATGGCTATGAATCTTTTATAGAAAAGGATAAAATTGTTGCTGCCTGGTGTGGCCGTTATGATGATATTAATAAAACACACGAGCAATTAGAAAAAATTATTGAATGGTATAATGCTTGGACTGTAGTGGAAAACAACATATCCCTTTTTATTCAGCACATGATATCGAAGAAAAAGCAAAAGTATCTTGTACCAAAGCATCAAATTTTATTCCTAAAAGATTTGGCATCAAATACCACTGTTTATCAAGAGTATGGTTGGAAGAACACAGGTACTTTGTTTAAAAGCCACCTTATTTCTTACGCTATTGAGTTTTTAAGGGAAGAAATTGATAGCGAGCTTGATTCTGAGGGGAACATTATTAGTACTACGTTTGGTATTGAAAGAATTCCGGATCCAATGCTATTAAAGGAGATGCTAGCTTATCAACCAGGTGTAAACGTTGACCGGCTAGTTTCTTTTTCAGCTTTAATTGCTTTTGCTAAAATACAGCAGTCAAATAGGGGATTTACCAAAAGAAATGAAGAAGATAATACAAAGAACTTGGAAAATCAGAAAAATTTGTATAAATTAAAGTATAGTCCGTTTAAAAATTTGGAAAAGAGGGGATCCACAATTTCCAGTAAAGTTTCTAAATCGGCTTTTAAAAATTTTAAATAATGAAATTATATAACGCACTGGATTTAAAAAAAGGGGCTAAGGCAGAAGACTACCAAGCCACATCGAGTCTTACACAACCAGTTCAGTTTTTACCTCAAAATGAAAAAAATGATGATTGGGCTGCTTGGAACATAGACTGGCTTGAAATACAGGGTGTTGAGTTTTTGAGAATGAATTCGAGAAAACTACTTAAAAACTATAAACTTGCTAGAGGAATTATAGATAAAACAGATTACATTGTTTCAGATGATAATGATTACAGTGATGTGCTTGATGTTTTGACAAAAGAAACTGAATCAGCTTTGGAGCTTAAATTTTATCCTATTATTCCAAATGTGATTAATGTATTGTCCGGTGAATTTTCAAAAAGGTATAATGGCATTCAGTTTAGGGCTGTTGATGATACGTCTTATAATGAGATGTTAGAGCAAAAAAGAATGCTTATTGAGCAAAATTTATTGGCTGATGCACAGTCTAAGCTTATTGCTAATATGATTGAAATGGGGATGGATCCTGAGAGCGAAGAGGCTAAACAAGCAATGTCCCCTGAAAATATTAAGTCTTTGCCTGAGATTGAAGATTTTTTTAAGAAGGATTATAGGTCTTTAGTTGAAGAATGGGCATCTCATCAGTATAAAGTTGACGAAGAGAGATTTAAAATGCAAGAGCTAGAGGAAAGAGCCTTTAGGGATATGCTTATAGTAGATAGAGAGTTTTGGCATTTTAAAATGCTTGAAGATGATTATGATATTGAGTTGTGGAATCCGGTTTTAACTTTTTACCACAAATCTCCTGATAATCGTTACATATCAGAGGGAAACTTTGTTGGTAAGATTGATTTAATAACTGCAGCTGATGTTGTTGATAAGTATGGTTATTTAATGACTGAGCAACAATTAGTTTCTCTCCAAAATATTTATCCTGCAAAATCAGCTTTATATCAAGTTAATGGCTATCAAAATGATGGTAGTTATTATGATGCCACTAAATCTCATGAATGGAACACAAATTCACCGGGCCTTGACTATAGACGTTTTGTGAGTAATTGGACTAATGACCCAGCTGCCGGTGGAGATATTTTGAGCGCTATTTTAAAAGAGGGTGACGATATTTCAAATTGGGGTGAAAGATATTTGATGAGAGTGTGCACAGTTTATTGGAAGACACAAAGAAAATTAGGTCATTTAACTAAAATAACTGCGGAAGGAGAGGTTATTCAGGAAATTATAGATGAGAACTTTAAAGTCACTGAAAAGCCTATATATGACACGTCATTGTTTAAAAATAAAACAAAAGAGAATCTATTAGAGGGTGAGCATATTGACTGGATTTGGATTAATGAGGTTTGGGGTGGAGTTAAGATTGGGCCAAATCTACCTTCTTTTTGGAGATCTAATATATCTAATAATGTTAGTCCTATTTACTTAGGTATAAATAGAAAAAAACCTGGTAGAATTCCTTTTCAGTTTAAAGGCAGTCATACTTTGTATGGGTGTAAGCTTCCTGTTGAAGGCCGTGTATTTTCGGATAGGAATACAAAATCAACATCTCTGGTTGATTTGATGAAAGCCTATCAAATTGGTTACAATATGGTAAATAACCAAATTGCGGATATATTGGTTGATGAACTTGGTACTGTTATTATGTTTGACCAGAATGCTATTCCTAGGCATTCTATGGGAGAGGATTGGGGTAAGCATAACTACGCCAAAGCTTATGTGGCAATGAAAAATTTTCAGATGCTTCCTTTGGATACATCCATTACCAACACCGAAAACCCATTGGCATTTCAACATTATCAAACTCTAGATCTTGAACAAACAAAAAGATTGATGTCAAGAATTCAACTTGCTAATTACTTTAAGCAGCAAGCTTTTGAGTCAATTGGTGTTAATGCTCAGAGACTTGGGGGTGCTATTGCCCAAGAAACAGCTACCGGTGTGACTCAAGCTTTGAATCAGTCATACGCGCAAACTGAAATTTACTTTAATCAACACTCTGATTATCTGATGCCTAGAGTTCATCAAATGAGAACTGATTTGGCTCAGTTTTACCAGAGCTCAAATCCTAGCATTAGACTTAGTTATATTACAAGTGAAGCTGAAAAAGTTAATTTTAGTATCAATGGTACAACATTGTTACTTAGAGATTTTAATGTTTTTGCTACGACAAAGACTAACCATAGGTCAGTTTTGGATCAACTAAAACAACTTGCAATTCAGAATAATACAGCAGGCGCTTCAATTTATGATCTTGGTAATATTATTAAATCTGAATCTATAGCTGAGATTACAACCGCTCTTAAAACTTCTGAGGCAAAGCAAAATGAACTTAGAAATAAAGAGCTTGAGAATCAAAGGCAAATGCAAGAACAGCAGTTGCAAGCACGTGCAATGGAGAATCAAGAGAAAATAAATTTTGAAGCTTCTGAGAATGAAAAGAACAGGCAGAAAGATATTATAGTTGCTGAAATTCGTTCTGCAGCTTTTGGATCTGGTCAAGATGTTAACCAAAATATGGTTTCTGATTACAAAGATGCAATGGGTGAAATTCGTAAAACCACTGAATATCAGGAACAAATGAATTTTAAACGTGAGGAAAATGCCACTAAAACCGGTATTGAAAGGGAGAAGTTAAACGTTGAAAAAGAAAGATTAACTACCCAACGTGATGTTGCCCAAACTCAGCTTGAAATAGCTAGAGAAAATAAAAATAAGTATGATTCAAAGCCAAATAAAAAATAATTAATGTTTAATGAAAAAAATATTTTTGTCATAGCTATATGATGTAAAATATTTTTTTTGTAAAAAATTTTATAGGTTTAATTTGGAAATACTTTTTTATATTATATACATAACCAACAAACCAAAAAATATATGAGTGCACAAGAAATACAAACTAAAGTTGAAGTTTTAGATCTAGACATAGATCAGCTTTTCGGTGGAACTGCTTCTGCTGAAAGCATTACTGTTCCTGATTCCGGAACCGGTTCAGATAAAAAGTCTGTTAATATTTTTTCTAAAGCAAAACCCGCAGACTTTTCATTTACCGAACCAATTGATGATGGTAATAAAGAGATTACAGATGATAAATCTAATGCTGCATCAAATACCGAATTAACTGGTAACTTAGATAAAAATGAAACTACTAACGTAGATGAGTTTGATTCTTTTACTAAAGATGATGATAAGACTGAGAATAGAGGTAGAAAGAAAATTGAAGGCATTGCAGATGTGTTTAGCAAACTAATTAAGGATGAAAAAATTGTTCCTTTTGATGATGATAAACCATTTTCTGAATACACACTTAAAGATTGGGAAGAATTGATTGAAGCTAACTTAGAAGAAAAAGCTAATCAAACAAGACAAGAAACCCCAAAACAGTTTTTTGAGTCCTTGCCTGAGGAGTTGCAAATTGCAGCACGTTATGTAGCTAATGGCGGTACAGATCTTAAAAGTTTGTTTCAAACATTAGCCCATGTTGAAGAAACTAGGGATCTTGATGTAAAAAATGAGAAGGACCAGGAAAAGATTATTAGAGATTATCTTCATTTCACCGGTTATGGTAGTGAGTCAGATATTGAAGAAGAAATTGAAGTTTGGAAAGATTTAGGAAAACTTGAAGCGCAAGCTAATAAGTTTAAGCCAAAGTTGGATAAGATGCGCGAAGAAGTTGTGGCTAAAAAGCTTGAGGAACAGGAACTTAGGAGAAAACAACAAGAAACTGCATCACGCAGATATGCGCATAATGTTTATGAAACATTGAAGAATGGAGAGTTGGGTGAAATTAAACTAGACAAAAAAACACAAAACATGCTTTTCTCTGGTTTAGTTGAACCAAATTATCCATCGGTTAGTGGAAGAAACACAAATTTATTGGGTCATCTTTTGGAAAAATACCAATTTGTTGAGCCAAATTATTCTTTGATTTCAGAGGCGCTTTGGTTGCTATCTGACCCAGATGGGTACAAGTCTAAAATTATGGAAAAGGGATCGCAGAAGGCTGTTGAAGCAACTGTTAGAAAACTTAAAATAGAACAGGCAGCTAATAGCTCAAGTTCTACAGGAGTATATGATAATGAAGAATCAAATAACAAGAGAAAAATACAGAGACCGAATAACTTTTTTAAACGCTTTTAACCTTTAACAATTAAACAAAAATAAATTATGGCAACACCAGTTTTAAACAATGGAATCTTCCTGAGGGATACTAACTACAAGGCTAGTTCTCACGTTGATTCATATCACCTAACTCAAATGTTGGGTAGCGCAGAACCTATGGATATGGGTCCTGTTGATTTGTGGGCAATGACTCAAAAAGTTGAAATGCCTTTGTACCAAATGGCTTCTTTCGGCGGTAAGAACACTATTCTAGTGGACAACGCTCGTGGAGAATACAAATGGCAAACCCCTATTGCACAAGATCTTCCTTTTATTGTTTTGGATCTTGATTCAGCTAACACTACCAAAGGTATTGATGGCACCACCTTCGCTATTAAACTTTCCAAAAGATCTTTTGGTCATGGTGATATTATCACTTATGATAAGTATAATGGTGTTGAATTGTACGTGACTGCTGCAGATATTATTTCTGCCGGTGACGGTTTTATTTACACTGTTCAGTTGGTAAATAACAACAATTCTGCTGTTCTTGCAAATAAGTATCTTGCGCCTGGCACCAAGTTTTTCCGCAAAGGTTCTGCCCGTGGGGAATATGGAGAGCGTTTCTCTGATATGGAGACTGGTTCCGGATTCCGTGAGTTTTATAACTTTGTAGGAGGAGCTGAAGCTCACGTACACTATTCAATTTCAAGCCGTGCTGATTTGATGATCAAAGGTGGTTTGAATGCAGATGGAACTGTACCAGTAACCGAAATCTGGAGAAACTTTAACCAAGATCAAAACAATCCTTCCGTTTCTTCAATTGAAGAACTTGTTGCTGCTATGGGTAAATCCGGTGCAAGACAAGCTTTTGAAAGCGGTCAGTTGTCTAGGACTTTTATCACTAATCTTGAAGCGGCCCACCTTAGCAAAATTGCTAATGACATTGAAACTTATTTGATGTGGGGTAAAGGTGGTAGGGTTAAGCAAGATGGTCCAGATGATCTTCGTCTTTCTGTTGGTTTGTGGAGTCAGCTTGACAATTCATTTAAGAGAGTTTACAACAAATCTTCTTTCTCTTTGGATATGTTCAAGTCTGAGCTTTATAATTTCTACCAAGGAAAAGTTGAGTTCAAAGGTCCAGATCCTCAGCGCAAGCTTGTTGTTCAAACCGGTATTGGTGGTATGCAAATGATTAACAAAGCAATTGCCGATGAAGTATATGGTTCTGGTTTGGTTCAAAATGCATCTGATATCGGAGCTGTTAATGGCAAAGGTATGGATCTTGATTTTGGATTTGCCTACACCAGCTTTACAATTCCATTTTTGGCAAATGTTAAGTTTGTTCTTAATCCAGCTTTTGATAATCTGCATACAAACGATGTAGAAAACCCATTGATTGATGGCCGTCCTTTGAGTTCTTATAGTTTCATTATTTTTGATGTCACCGAAAATGGTAATGATAACATCTATCTTTTGAAGCTTAGCTGGGACAACCAATTGAAGTGGTTCTATCAAAACGGTACTATGGACTATATGGGTCGTACTCAAGGCTTTGCTTCTTCCGGAAACTTTAATGGTTACCGTGTGTACATGAGCCAGACCATGCCTGCTATTTGGGTTAAAGACCCAACCAAAGTCCTGAAAATTGTGATGCGGAATCCTGTTACGGGAGGTTCATTCTAAGATTTGTGAATCAAAAAAATGGGGAGGTCATAGAGCCTCCCCACTTTTTTTTACTTAACAATTTAATTTAAATACTATGTCAATTTATAAAAAAGGACCTTTTAAATACATTTGGGAATTCACAAATGTAACTGTAAATAAATTTAATGAAGCCGCTATTGCTGCTGGACTGTTCAAGCAACCTGAATTTGCTACGGAGGCTTTTGCTGATGTACAAACTACTTTGGTCGCCAGATCTTACGCTGATAATGCTGCTGCAGTAACAGCAGGTTTGGCGGTTGGTCAACTTTATCTTAACACTACTACAAAAGCAATTACTGTAGTAACAGCATAAAACTCAAAAAACTTTTGCCGGGAAACCGGCATTAGGAATAAAAATTGTAAATAATTATTTACTTTTGAGTTCTAATTTAAAACCTAAACCAAATTAATATGAATGATTACACGATTGTAGAAAAGTACCAACAAAACAAAAACAAAACAATTGCAATTCGTCCTTATTTTGATTCAAGTAAGCAAAATATGGGCCTTGAAAATTATGGCATGGCTCTTTATGATGGTGTTTGGCACCAGGAATCATTGGCTTGCTTAGAACTTAACGGCGTAAAAAGATATGTGACAGGCTTAAATGAGTTTGCTCCAGAGATTAAAAGATTGCCGGCAGCTGAGAGAGATGTTAAGATTAAAGAAATAAGAAAGACAGTTGCTCAATTGGAAGCTGAGCTTGCAGCAAATGTTATTGATCCGGAAGATAAAGATTTTTGGAACAAGGTCACTTTGCTTAAACCTGACAATGATAAATTTTGGTCTAAGATTTCATTGCGTTGCGGCAATGACCCTGTTTATTTAGATCCAGAAACAGATCCTTATGATCTCATTAAACTGTATGCTATAAACGCAGGTGGTTTTAGTATTGTTGCAAAATCATTGAAAGAAGCAAAAACTTCTTCAGATTCTCCTAAGTTTTACTTGGATCAGTTGCAAGAAACTGTAAATACAAGAACTGAATTGAGCAAGATTAGGAATCGTGCAATTGCAGAGCTTCAAAAGCTTTATGATACCAATACAAATAAATTAATGTATGTAGCTAAGGTTGTTGATATTAATAGTACACAATACACAAAGTCTACACCAAATGATATTTTGTATGAAAATATGGATTTGTTCATTAATGGTGAGGGTTCTGAATCAAACAAAATTAGAGCTGCTAAGCTGTTTTTGGAAGCTTCTGATTCTTCAATGGAAACGCTAAAGATTAGAGCTTTAGTTAAGGATTCAATATTCTACAGATTTATTGTTCCAAAAGCAAACGGTTGGATTGAAACTTTGGATGGTAATCAAAAGCTAGGTAAAAATCCAAGTGAAGTAGTTGAGTTTTTAAAAGATCCAATTAATGAAGAGATCCTTTCATCTTTGTTGAACAAAATTGAAACATATTGGGTAATTTAATTATATGAATAATCAAATTCTACGGTTAAAGTTAAAACAAAGGCTTAATAAACTTTCCAGTAATGACTATGATAATATAGAAAACTGGCAGATTATTGAAGCTTTTAATAAAGCTCAAGTAGAATGGGTTAGGCGGATGCTTCATGGAAATAATCTGTACAAAGAGGGGGATGAGTTTTCTAAAAGGCGAATTGATGATTTGCAAATTTTGCTGACCGAGTTTAAATTGGTTGGAACATCTAATGGCAAATACTTTGAAACAAGTAACTTTCCTCCCACTGATTATTTAGAATATAAGAGATTGAGCACTAATGCTTATAGTGAGTGCTGTCAAGATCCTAGGTCAATGACTGTGTATCTTGTTGAAGAAGCAAATATTAGTTTGTATTTAAGAGATCCATTGAAAAGACCTGATTTTGATTGGAGTGAAACTATTGCCACTTTGATTAATAATAAGGTTAGAATTTATGTGAGAGATTTTAATCTTTCAGATCCTGTTTTAACTTACTATAGGGAACCTGTAAAAATTCAGTTTAATGGTGTTTTAAATCCTTACACCGGTTTGATATCTTCTGCTGATGTTACATGTGAATTTAAAGATGATATTACGGAAGTTATTCTTGATGATACTGCAGCAATTATAGCAGGTGATATTGAGAATTTTAGTCAAATGCAAAGAGAACAGCAATCAGCAGAAAGAAATAACTAAAAATGGAATATAAAAGATCACTAAAATCAAAGTTAAAGTCTAGTTCAGAAGAGACTAATCAAACTGCTTTGAAAAGAACAAAACCAGCAAGATCTGCTGAAATGCAAAAGGTTGATACTATGACCGGTGCTTTAGTTTTGGAACTTATGAATGCTGCAACTAGTTTTCATAAACTGCATTTGAAAGTTACAGGGCCGGGTTCTTATGCGGCGCACAAAGCATTAAATGAAATTTATGATGCTTTGCCTGGGTTAGCGGATTCTATTGCTGAAGGGTATCAAGGCGCATGTGAAATAATTTTGGATTGCAAAGCCGAACCATTAGTTTATCTTGAAAATGTGGATGATGCAATTGAATACTTGAGACAACTTAAAACGCAGATTTCTGATTTACAAGCTGTGATGCATCATAGTGAAATTACAAATTTATTGGATACTGTAAAAGATGCTCTTAATAGTGCAAAATACAAATTAATTTTTTTAGCTTAAATGTTTGAAAATTAAAAAAAATAGTTTATATTATATATGTGCACGGTGCACAAAATGTTTGTTTATAAAATTTAAATTAAAAAAAAATGTCGTACTTTAATCACTCTTTTTCCAAAGCATTTGTTGTAAATAGCTTTGCGGCTTCCGGTGTAAAAACATCAGCTTTTACTCCTGGACAATTTGAACTTGTAAATGGAAATACTTGGGCATCCATTGCAGCTGCTGCAGCTGGAACTATTCCCACTGGTATTTTGTTTTATCTTGTTCAAGGTAGTTTTCATATTGAAGACAACATTGGTAATAATCCTGGTCATGGCGGGTACAAAGAATCCGTTAAGTCTAAGGGTATTAATCCAAGGTATGTCAGCAGATTGTGGTCTTCTGAGTGTGTAACTGCTACTGCAGCAACCACAAAAATTGAAGTTGGACCAACTTGTGCCCCATGTGGAACAAATTTGTTTTTGCGTTTGGATGTCAAAGGCGCTCCAGCATTGAGATTTTTGAATCATAATGCTTATGCAATTGGTGATAGTTCCGGAAGTTCTGCCGTAAATGTTGTACCTGGTAATTGCTGTGCAATTGACCAAGAGTATCTTGATCCAGCTGTTGCTTTGGCCAAAGCCGCTGCAATGTTGCTTGAAGATCCTATTATCAAGCCTTTTGCAATTGAAAAGACCGGTGGTGGAATGACTGTGAAAGTTGGTAGTGCAGCTGCTGTTACTTACACTATTCAACAAGTTTTGGGTTTGGCTTCTTCTGGAAACTACACTCCTTCTACTAATCCAGTTACTGATAACATCGTTGCTTCTGTTACTTTCCAAGGTGCTTATGTTGACACTAAGTTTGGTAATTGTTCTTTTGACACTCGCGACTATTATGGTAAAGAGCCCGTTCAGTTGATTGGTTCAATCTTGAATGAAACCGGTGATTCTTGTAATACTTGTGGTGTTGTGACAACTGTTCCTGGAACAATGCAACAAACTTCTGGTGAAACTGTTTTGAGGGATGTATTGCTAACCGAGGCTTACATGCAATCTCCTTATAATCAAGGCAATCCTGATTCTGCACGTATCCGTCAGATTGAAGGTTCTGATGATATTGTTACTGCAATTGATCGTGATGCTTTGTACAAAGTGTATTATATTCAGCATAGCATTCCAAGGCTGAACAATCCTTCTAGCACTTTTGATAATGATCAATATGTGTACAAGATTTATGTGAAGTGTAGTGCAAGTGCAACAATTACTGCAATGGATACATTGATGGGTAAAATTGCAACTGTTTGTACTTCGTCTGGTAATCCAATTACCTTTGAGACAAACATAGATTAATAAATTGTAAAATTGAAAAAAAGGTGAGTTAATTCTCACCTTTTTTTTTGATTTATGTTTTTTTTTAGTTATATTATAAGTATAACAAACTGTTAAATGTCTAGTAAACACATATTAAGCTTAGAAGTTCCTACAGTGGCAAACTGTGAGATTTTATCTATAAGGGATACTAGTCAATATTCTACTTTATTGCCTATAGATTGCCCGGAGCTTTTAATCACTGTTCCTGGGTTTAATTCTTCAATTATAGTTCAGACTACTCCGAAGTTTTTTGTAAACTTAAATGCTTGTGATTTAGCTTTACAAACCTCAGGGTGTAATGAACAAAGAGCTCCATTATCAGATGGTGTTTATATTATAAGATATAGTCTTTCTCCAAAGGACAAAGTTTATGTTGAGTACAATCATTTGAGAGTTACAAGCATTTTAAATGCATACTATAAGACTCTTTGTTGCCTTGATCTAAATAATTGTGAACCATTTTCGGAAAAAGCTGATTTGATTAAGGAATTGCAATACATTAAAACTATAATAGATGGTGCGGTTGCTAATGTTGAATACTGCAGTAGTCCATCAAAGGGCATGGATATGTATAATTATGCTCTTAACCGGTTAGATAAAATTATTTGTAAAAGTTGTGGATGTAATTAATTATGAATTGTAAACATTGCGATAAAGGTTTTAGTTGCGGTTGTCAAAAGACAACGGCTCAAGATGGGAGTCTTGTTCACAAGACTTGTTTGTCTGATTATGAAAAAAGCAAAAAGAAGTAAAATTTAAATGACTATAAATACAATACAAACAGAGAAAAGTTTTGGAGAAGCTGTTTACAGGAGCTTTAAAGAGAAGAAGTATGGAATTGCTTCATGCTGTTATATTGATTTAGAAAAATTAAAAATTAAAAAAGAACTTTGTGATTGGCAGAATATTTCACCTTGTGAATCAAGTTGTGGTGCCGGGGTTTCCACGGTTGTAAATGTGGGCCTTGTTGGAACAAGTGTTATCAATAGTTCTTGTGATTCAGATCAAAGTTGCCCTCAAGTTACAGCATGCCCAGATAATAATGTTTTAACTAGTATTTTAAATCAATTAAACGTTATACAAGATGAAATACAAAACATAAAGCCCGATTCCTATGTATTTGTGCAACCTACACCGGCATCTATTTGGATAATAGAACATGATTTGAATAAATACCCAAATGTGTCAATTGAAGATTCAACTGGAGATGACATTATGGGTCAAATATCTTATATAAATTTAAACAAAGTCCAACTAACATTTATAGTTTCTATTTCGGGAACTGCTTATTTATCTTAACCTTTTAAATTAAAAAACTATGGCATTAAAAATTTTATCGCATATTCAAACATTTAATATTGATATGCAACAGAAAGAACTGCAAAATGCAGTTGTTCATCCTTTAGCTAGCAATCCAGCTAGTCCAGTTGCTGGTCAAATTTACTATAATACTGGAAGTGGAGATCTATTTTATTATAATGGTCTTACAAGTACATGGGTTAGTTCTGCCGGTGTTACAAGTATTGTAGCAGGCAATGGTATTACTGTAACTGGAACCAACACTGTTACAGTTACTAATGCTACTGTAGGTTATGCTTCTACGGCTAAATCAGCTTCTACTGTTACTCTTACTGCGACTAGTGCTAGTAGGCAAAATTTTACTGGAACTGCAACTCAAGCTCTTACATTACCAGCTATTGCTACATTATATGTAGGTTGGTCTGTTACTATTATTAATGATGCAGCACTAGGTAATATTAACGTTAGTGCTGCAGGTCCTATAGGAATTGGGCCGGTGGCTGGAGGTCAAATAGCCAGATTTGTTTGTACTGCACTTACTGGTGCTGAAAATGAGGCGTGGAATGTTTTGTATGAGGGAAGTTACTCTGCTACGGGAAGTGATATGTTGGTTTATTCCAATGGTCCTGTTCTTACAGCTCCGGATCTTGGTACACCTACTAATGTAGTTTTGACAAGCGGTACGGGTTTACCTATTGTTGCTGGAACAACTGGTACTTTAACTGTAGCTCGTGGTGGTACGGGTGTAACTACTTTTACAGCAAATGGTATTTTATATGGCAATGGTGGTAGTGCTTTGCAAGTAACTGCAGCTGGCACACAACATCAGGTTTTACGTGCGGGTGGTAGTGGTGTTCCTTCGTTTGGTGCTATAGACATTTCTCAACCATCTGCAGTAACCGGTACTTTGGTTATAGGCAACGGTGGTACTGGAAGTACTACAGGTTCTATTACGGGTAGTGGCGCTCTTACATTTACGGCTGGTGGAGCTGATAATAACGTTACCCTTGTTCCAACCGGAACTGGTAGTGTTAATGTTTCCAGCAAGAAAATTATAAATCTTGCGGAACCTACATTAGCTACAGATGCTGCTACTAAAGGGTATGTTGACAGTGTAGCTCAGGGATTAGATGCTAAGCAATCTGTTCGTGCTGCAACAACAGCAAATATTACTCTATCAGCACCTCAGACTATTGATGGCGTTGCTGTAATTGCTGGAGACAGAGTACTTGTAAAGAACCAGAGTACTAACACTGAAAATGGTATTTATGTGGCTGCTGCTGGTGCTTGGACACGTTCAAATGATGCTAATACCTGGGATGAACTTGTATCTGCATTTACCTTTGTTGAAGAGGGTACATTAAATAAGGATACAGGTTGGGTATGTACAGCTAATGCGGGTGGAACTCTAGGAGGTACCGCGGTATTATTTACTCAATTTTCTGCTGCTGGTGCATACACAGCATCTACTGGTATTACACTTAATGTTAATGATTTTCAGCTTGCCGCCGGTAATGTTTTGTCTTTGCATAATCTTGTTAATAATGGTTTTGTTGTTCGCACAGCAACAAATACTGTTACTCCTAGAAGTATTACTGCTGCTACTACAAGTTCTGGTGCCGGTGGTGGTATAACTGTTGCTAATGGTGACGGTGTAGCTGCTAATCCAACTATTAGTCTTAAATCTTTTTCCGCTCAGGGTCCGAGCAGTGCGGCTAATACTTGGACAGTTACTCATAATTTGGATAGTGAATATCTTATTGTCACACTTAGAGAAGCTGGAGGTGGAAAAGAGTTAGTTCTTGCGGACACTATTTTTACTAATAATAATAGTTTACAATTTAGTTTTGCTACTAATCAAAATGCTAATACTCTTAAGGTTAGTATTCTTAGGGTTGATTAAACTTTTAATAGCAATTTATAGAACAGGTGCTTTTTTTTAAGGCACCTGTTTTATATTTGTACTAAATATTAGTATGCCACTTAGAATACTTTCGTCTGTCCAAACCATCGGGATATTAATTGCTCCGGAATCTACAACAAGTAACGCGGCTATTAGGATACCCCATGGTGTTGCTCCAACTTCACCTACGGATGGTGATATTTGGACAACTAGTGCTGGATTGCATGTAAGGATTTCTGGAGCTACTATTAATTTAGGTAGTGGTACAGTAACATCGGTTGGGCTTTCACTTCCCGCAATGTTTACCGTAACTAATTCACCGGTAACAACTTCTGGTACACTTACAGCAACACTTGCTTCTCAGACAGTCAACACGTTTTTGGCAGCTCCCAGCGGTTCTAGCGGTGCGCCAAGTTTTAGAACAATCGTTGGTGCTGATATTCCTATTACCTACACAGCATCTCTCAGAGCAAATGTTAACATTTCTGGTGGTGGTACAATTACTGTGAATGGATCCGGTTCTGTTTTGTGGAGTGAACGTTTCATCATCATATCCAATGGTAGAGGATCAAATTTTGGAACTTCTGGTTTTTTTGACATTACTTGTCCAATATCAGGAACAATTACAGGTGTTGGTGGCGCATCAAATAAAACCGCAACTGCCGCAGGTATTCCTTTAGAAAGCTATGAAGCAATTTATTATATACTGCCAATTGGTTCTAATTCTATAACTGTTAATGCTAACTTCAGGGTTGTTGGTTATACTTCTAATATTGACATTCCCCATGACTGGGTATTATTATGTTTACGTAATGGTGATAATGGAACATTTTATTTTACAGCAGGTTACACACTTCCTTTAAATGGATCAATTATAACAAGTAGTCATAATGCTCGCCGTGCTAGCTTTGCAGATCAACTTACTACTGCACGAAATATTGGAGGTGTAAGTTTTAATGGCAGTGCGGATATTAACCTGCCAGGTGTAAATACTACAGGTAGCCAAAATACTACAGGTTCTGCAGCTACACTAACAACTGCAAGAACACTTACTATTGGAAGCACTGGCAAGACATTTAATGGTTCTGCAAGCGTAGCATGGACACTTACTGAAATAGGTGCTGCAGCAACTATTCACACGCAGGAGGTTACAACAATCACAAAGCCTACTTCAACAATGGGTATAAACACTAACATTAAACCCTTGTTTGACATTACAAGGGCCGACCGTACAGTGTTTTTGCCAGCTGATCAAATCATCATTGAAAAATCAACTGATGCGGGAGTAACTTGGGTAGATGGTGGTTTTACTGACAACCTGAAAAGAGATCTTTTTACTGGAGCAAGACCAAGCATTTCCATACCGCTGATCAATGGTATTAAAGATACAAATGCAATGATTCGCGTCACAATAACTGGCATGAAGTATAACCAATCCTCAGCGACAGGAGAAACTGATAGGTATAATTATTGGAACTCAACGTATGTTCAGTCAACAGAAAGATATTGTACTTTTGATGAAGGGTGGGCTTGGGTAAACTCTAATAGTGACCGGATATGGTTTCGCTTTGAAAGAGCGACTGGTGCTGCTCCTAACACCTGGACAAACGTCCGTGAAGGATGGATGTCAGGCTGGAGTGGGGGAAACTACTTTTCTTTAGATGGCAACGTTTTTGGTGGTGGTACTACTCAAACCACCAACGCGTGGAACTGGAGAATTACATTTAGAACAGGCACACCGTCTTTAGATTTTAACAATGCAAATCTTGCTGGAGGAATATACGCAAGCACTATTCAGAATATACATCACATAAAAATTACAGGAGCAAACGTTTACACCTGGTCAAATCAGCTGATGTATGCTGACCATATCTATTCTTGGGACAGAAATCAGAACGCGATTTTTCCAGCAATTGTACAAGGAACGCAATTTACATCCACTGTTGCCACAGGCACAGCACCGCTTACTGTATCTTCTACTACTCAAGTAAATAATCTAAATGCTGCGTTGCTCAATGGAGTTGCTTCAGCAACTCCTAATACAAGTAACACCATTGTAAGACGTGATGGTTCTGGTAATTTTAGTGCTGGTACAATTACTGCAAATAATTATGCAGATGCTACAGGTGCATATAATGTAAACTTAGGTTCTGGGGGTAGTGAAGGCCGTGGTTTAGTAGCCGGATATTCAGGTGGTAGTTATAGCGGTATAGGATATAATGTAAGGCATTCTACAACTAGTGCTACATATATAGCACCTAGCACAGATTTTTCATCTTATTTACTTTTTAACGCAGGTGGGTTTACATTCAATGGTGCTTCATCGGGTAGTCCAGCAGGACGAACTCTCACTTATAAAACACTTGCAACTCTTAATTTTTCTGGTGAATTTGCCCCTGTAGGAACCATTATTGCTCCTGCAGCTGTAACCTCTTTAGCCTCGATCAGACTTCCTCATGGAACCGCACCAACTTCACCTACAAACGGTGATATGTGGACTACTACTGCAGGACTGTTTGTAAGAATTAATGGCGGTACAGTTGGACCACTGGGTAGCGGAGGTGGTGGGGGTGGAACTGTTACTAGCATTGCAACAGGTACAGGACTTACTGGCGGCCCCATCACAACTTCTGGCACAATTTCTATTGACCAAGGAGCACAGATTGTTTCTACTCGGGCGAACAGCACAACCACAGGAGATGGTCAGATTTATCTTAATGGTGCTACTGGCAACAGAATAGAGTTTGGCACTAATGGTGTTGCTGCTCCGGCATTTACAACTAGAAGTGTTGGTACTAAAGTTTTACTTTATCCAGCAATAAGCGCATCAAATGTAGATTACGCATTGGGAATTGATAGTCAAAGATTTTGGTTAAGTGTTCCTGGTAATGTTTCAAGTGACATATTTAGTTTTTATGGTGGAACTACAGAAGTATTAAGATTAACTGGTGACGGAAGACTTAGAACACTTGCAGGAACAGCGTTGTTACCTGCTATTTCACCAGGTCTTAGTGGCAGTGACCTAGACACGGGTATTTTTTTTCCAGCAGCAGATACCATTGCATTTTCAGAAGGTGGTGTAGAGGTAATGAGAATTGACAGCAGTGCTAGGGTGGGCATTGGAACATCATCTCCTGCTTATACTTTAGATGTTAGTGGAACATTTAGAACCAATAATATAGCTTATGTAGGAGAAGATTTTACATTTACTTCAAGCCAAAGACGGTTTTTACTAGAAGCATCAGCGGACGGGGTACTAACATATACAAATAATACTGCGACAGTAGGACAAGGAACTGGATTTTTAAGTGGTGAACTATATTTAGATGGAAGCCAACCTTTTCTAAATCATAGATCTATAAACACTATTATTACCTGTAGAAATACAAGTACTTCAAATGTATTAAGAGGATTTTATGCTTCTGGAAGAACTGGAAATAGTGGTGCAGCCAATAAAGTAACTGGTTTTACTGGTGGTGTTAATATAGAGGGCAGTGGTAATGTAACTGATGCAATTGCGTTAGAGGTTGAAATTTTTTCTCAGACTGGTAATAAAACAATAACAAACTTATACGGATTAAAACTTCAACCTCTTACTAACAGTGTTGGAACTATTACAAATACTTATGGTGTTTATATTGATTCTTTAACAGCAGGAACACAAACCAATGCTGCTTTTGGATTATATCAAGCCGGGTCAGACAAAAATTATTTTGCGGGTAATGTTGGTATTGCTACGACTTCACCAACAGAAAAATTGGATGTAGTAGGTGCGATTAGAACAAGTAGTGCTGCTAGTGCTATAACAGCCTCTGGGGCAACAATGTCTTATGAAGCTGCTGTTGGCGCATATTTTATGAGTGTGGGACCTAATGCCACAACAAGGGGAACATTTATCTTTAATCAAAGAGAATCAGATGCTGGGGGATCTAATAATTTTTTACAAGTTAATAATCAATGTCATATTTTTTTAGCACAAAGCAATGGTAATGTAGGCATAGGTGTATCCACGGCATCATCTCCATCTGCTCGTCTGCAAGTAAAAGGCAGTGGAGCAACATCCGGAACAACAGCCCTGAGAGTAGAAAACTCTTCAGGTACCGGGGCGCTTGAAATTATGGATGATGGTCAACTCAGAGTAGGTGCTGGTACAGCTTCTTTACCTTCTATTTCTGCAGGTCTGAACAGCAGTGATACTAACACAGGCATTTACTTTCCTGGTGGGGATCAAATGGCTTTAGCAACAAATGGAGTTGGTAGGTTATTTGTATCTAATACTGGTGTTGGTATAGGAACAAACCCAGCAATGTCGTTTGACTGTCAAGTTAGCGGTGGTATATTAATTACAACTAGTAATGATTTTTTGGGTATTAATGTAAGTCAAGCTTTAGCATATACACATATTGGTTCCGATCCCACAAAACCAACACCAGCCTATTTAAGAATTGATGCCCAACAAGTTAGTAATGATCCAGGTCTTAAAGGAACTATGGATTATAATGATATTTATGATAATGTAAATGGTAATTATATTTTAGGAACACCTGATTACTGGATGGAAATAAGATTGGGGCATGCTATTGTTAATGGTAAAGGTGGTGGAATAGTTTTAATTCCTTGTTACTTACCCGCATAATATTATGTTTCACAAGCCCACCCCTCAACTTCTACAACAAATTAAAGATAGTGGTGTACCCATTATTCAAATGAGTATGGAAGAATTTCAGAAATTATCTTTAAATGGTAAAGTTTTAGATCATAATGATATAAAAATAAATTCAATTGTAAATAATAAAAAAGAAGAATCTGTTAAAATTTTACCTCCGTTTAAAGTTATTGTACAGGAATCTTTAGGTAAAGGTTTAGGTGTTTTTGCAACTGAAAAAATATTTAAAGGAGATCTTATAGAAACTTGTCATTTAATATCATTAAATATTACAAAAGAGTCTAATGTTTTAGATGATTATAGATTTAACTATCCTAAAATTTTACCTCAAGAATCCGTAATTCCATTGGGTTTTGGGTGTATTTATAACCATTCAGATAATCCAAATGCTGATTGGTTTGATCATCCTCAGTGGAAAGCGTTTAACTTTGTAGCTCTAAAAGATATAGAGCCCGGCGAAGAAATATGCACTTATTATGGAGGAAAAGAATATTGGAATCTTCGTCAACATACAAAATTAATTTAAATTTAAAATTATGGCCATTCAAGCAACATCACCTATTGTTTACAACTATGGGACTTATCAAAATCCTTATTTTCGTTTGGTACCACGTCTTGCAGCAGACGGAATTACAATTCCTGTAGACTGTTTTATGTACCCTTCTAAAGAAGCATACTTGGAAGGTACATATCATCTTGCCTGCATTCCAGTTTATATTTCTGTTTCAGACGAAACAACTAATACTGCTGAAGGTATAGTTAATAAATATCTTTTGTATGTTTCAGAACAGGTTGTGATTAAACTTCAAGAACTATACCCAGAATCTAGTTTTGAGATTGTTGAAATTCCAGAGGAAAAACTTGCAACTAAAAAATCTAAAAGTCAAAGTAAATAGTTGTATAAAGTGCAGATGATAACTATCTTTGTGTAGTTTAAACATACATATTTATGATTAGCACAAAAAAAACCAAACTTAATGTTTTACAGTTACGAGATCTGCATTTAGAACTTAATGGTGATACCGCCTTAGGTACTAAGGGACTGCTTCAAGAAAAGATTCCTTTTGTACTTAAGTTTCATATGTCATCTGTGGCAAAGATTGCTTTGGAAGTTTATAGCACAACAGAAGATATGCGGGTTGAACTTATTAAGCAATATGGTGTAGTAAGTGATACCGGATATGTTAATATAGAACAAACGCTTATTGAAATAGATGAAACCACTGGGCTTGAAAAACAAGTTGAAAATCCCAATTATATTAAATTTATTAAAGAGTGGAGTGATATAGTTCAGGTTGAAAAAGAAATTGAGCATTACCCATTTAGCATTGAAGAATTTAAAGATCTTGAAACAGATTTTAACTATAGAACAGTATTTTTAATTATTTTACCTTAAACCACAAAACCATGGCTAAAAAACCAAACCTAAAATCAGCTGAAACTGTTTATTTTGAAGATGTTGAAGCTAAAAAGCTTACTCCAGAAGAACTAGAGGAACTTAAAAGTACCAGCACTGTTTATCAGAATCACCTTGTTACTTTTGCTACTATTGAGTTAAGCAAGCAAGAAGCAATTTCTAGATTGACTGAAGTAAAAAGTCTTTATGAAATTTTAGTTGCCAGACTCCAAGAAAAATATGGAGAAGTAAATGTTTCTTTGGAGGATGGAACAATTACTGCAAAAGATCCTGCAACTAACATTTAGTTTTAAAACAATCATTTTTTAATTTTATTTTACCGCCCAAAATACTTGTTTGGGCGGTAAACATTTTGTATATTATAGTATATACAACCTGTTCAATAAAATTAAGAATTTATGATACCTGTAAATCAGAGTCAAGGGCCCTGCACTCCAATTTCATCAAATTGTGTAATTTGGCAGGGCCCGGACATTCCGTGCATTAACTTATGCACCGGGGATACTGTAAGTGACGTTATTGCTAAATTAGCCACAGAGCTTTGTGAAATTATTGATGCGTCTTGTCAGTGTAATCCCGATCTATCTGGTTTAACTTTAGATTGTTTACCTTCAAATACACCACTCACTTTAAATGGTGTTTTGCAAGCAATTATAACTTATCTATGTGACATTACACCTCCCACACCAATAGCGTGTATAACAGTTCCAACTTGTTTACAAAATCCTCAACCTAACCCATCATGCATTCCTATTAGGGATTTTGCTGTTCTATTAGGTACAAAAGTTTGTGATATACTTACAAGTATAGCCACAATACAAACAGCTCTTACAGCTCTTACAGCTCGAGTTGCTATTTTAGAAGCATGTGTGCTTCCTTGTGGAGAATCTGTTACCCCAGAGCAATCTGTAATGTCAAATTGCTTGTTTCCTTCAACTTTAGTTCCTGTATCAGAACTACTCTTAGCGCTTGAATATGATTTTTGTAATTTCAAAAATTCTGTAGGGACTATTTCTTTAATAAATTCTGCTATATCCGCACAATGTATATTTGGAAATACAAGTCGTTTGAGTGGACTTGGAACATATTCTTCAGTTCCAGGATGGGTATCTTCTCCTTCAAGTTTGGCAGAATCAAATATTAATCAATGGCTTGTTCTTTGTGATTTATATGCTGCTTTGTTAAGTGTGAAAGAAAATTGCTGCAGTACTGGATGTTCAAATGTTAATTTTGAAGTATCGTACCAACCTACTGGCGCAAATCCCGGACCAACAAATTTAGTTCTTAACTTTAGTGCTTCTACTATTCCAGTTGGTTACACTGATTGTAATGGTCATACTGTAGTTACACTTACTGACTATTATGGTACATCAATAACTCAAAACATTAATATTTCTAGTTTGGTTGCTACTTCAAATACAGCAAATATTTCTTTAGCTGGATTGAACACTAATCAATCTATTACACTTTCTATTCCATTTTGTATGTCAGATGGATCTAGCACATGTTCTGAAACAAGAAATATAATTATACCTATTAATTTGACATGCCCAACTAAAACTGTTACATCGGCAAATAATTTAATTAACATTCAGATTACCAACACTTTGGGTACATCCGCTATTTATACGCTTGTAGCTATTGACACAACTACTGGATTACCTATCGGAAGTGTTACTTTGACTAATCAATCTTCATCAATTACTTACGCATTTAGTGGTGGTATAGTGGGTAGAACCTACAATGTAATTACTACACTTACGTATGGCCCATCAACTATAACTTGTCCTATAAATTCAGTTATTTTAAGTGGCACTACATCTTACAATTGTGTTAGTGGGAATTGTGTTTTAGTTCAAGGATCTGGAGGTCAATATACAACTTTAAGTGCCTGTCAAGCTGCTTGTCAAGAGCTTCAACCTTAAACTAAAAATATATGGCTTGTAATTGTAGTAAATGTAATCCTTCCGGATCTTGTGGATGCAGCGATACAGCTTTGCATACACCCTGTTTTTATACTGAGTGCACTGTTGGTAATGAAAGATGTAGTGAAATTAGTTGTGCTGAATGTGTAAGTTATTGTGGTACCGGATTTAGAATCGTAAGTGGAAATAATATTTTTCAGGTTAACCCTGGGGATAGATATGACATGATTCTTCAGAAACTATCTTTAATGATAGTTAATGGTTTTGGTGCTTGTAATGCGGATAATTTGCATCATGCACCTTACAATTTGTATGCCAAAAATATAACAAATACAGCTGCAGCTATTTTGTGGAATAATGAATCCTCACTTTCAACCGGTATTAGTATTTATTATAATACTTTGACAGGCACTGGTCCATGGGTTTTGGCAAATAGTATTCCAGTTGCCCCTGCGGTTTTAAAATATGAGTTAAAGAATCTTACGCCAAATACAAATTACAAGATTAAACTCGTATCTCTTTACCAGAATAGTCCTTGTGATAGTGTTGAAATTTTAATTAAAACTTTAGTTTAAGATATACAACGTTTGATAGTTTGTTGGTTTTCTATCTATATGTTGGGGGAGGTCCTGTTTAAACACAGGGCCTCTTTTTTTAAAAACTATTTTATATTTACAATTAACTTTAAACCGAATTTATGAACAATTTAGAAAAAAGAGTAGCACGATCCTTTAAATGGAAGAAAAATCCAGCTTATTGTGCTAATCAATTGGGGATTTCGGAAGATGAATACATAAAGATTGCCAAAAGAATAAAGCAAGTTGGTGATAGTAAGGACCTTTTAAATCATTATAATTTAGACAAAGGTGAGGCAAAAATAGAAGCTATTGTTAATTATGAACCAAAGTCTGCAGATGAAATTATAAAGATTTTAAAAATTGATACCAATGAATGGAGGCTTTCATCTTATTGGAATAAACAAATGGAGAATGGCTGGCGTGTATCAGCATTAATTACAAAAGTCAAAGAAAAAGATGAGCATAAACTTTTTAAAAATCTATTAGATAACTGGCAACCTAAAAAGAATTATATCAGCCCAATTAAAAGATCACCTACAACAAAACCTATTGTTTGTGGTATTTTATCCTTACAAGATATACATTTCGGTAAAGCCGGGAATAACACAATTGATATAGATTTTGAATCGGCAATCCAGGATCTTATAGAAAGAGCCTCTATGTCTCACCACATAGAGGTTTTGTATTTTGTAATAGGTGGTGATTTAATTAATATGGACACATTTGGAGGATCAACAACATCGGGTACTCCATTGGATAATTCTATGACAGCTACAGATGCTTATGTTCAAGCTTTTGACTGTATGCATTGGGCTGTTGTTAATTTATCTAACTACTGTGATAAACTCCAAGTGGTTTATTTGCCTGGTAATCACGATAGGCTTTCATCATTTCATTTGGCACATGCTTTGTCTAAATCAATACATAGTGAAAATATTGAGTGGGATGTTGAATACGCTGAAAGAAAAGCCTATGCATGGGGTGAAAATTTCAATGCTTTTGAGCATGGTGATGTTAGATCAAAAAGCACACCTCTAGTGTATGCTACAGAATTTCCTTATTTGTGGGGCCACACTAAATTTAGAACCTTGTTTACCGGTCATTATCATCAAAACAGAAAAGTTGAGTATTTAACTTCATCTGAAGAAGTGGGGTTTGTTCATAAGACCCTGCCCAGTTTATGCAAAATTGATTACTTTCATTATCATAATAAGTTTATTGGAAATAGACGATCTGCTGTTCTTGAACTGCAATCTTTTTCAAAAGGGACTATTTGTGAACTAGTTTATTCTATATAAATATTTTTTTAAATCACTTATTTTTTGTAAATTATAAATGATACTGTACTATGACTGAGTTTAAAGCCCCCGACTTAAATGCCCCTAGATATAGAGATAAAAAGCTTGGAATTCTAAATGCAAAAACAATAAACGAATTTAAGCTTAAGCATCCTATGTACAAAAATATAGAGAATAGTAAACTGAAGAGTATAATTAAGATATTTAACAGAAAAATGTGGGAGGGCGTTATTAAGTACAGAGATGGGGTTGAGTTACCTGAATCATTGGGTTTTTTATTTATAGGCACATGTAACGCAAGCAAATCTGTAAACACTAACTATGCTTTGTCAAAGCAATATGGCAAAGTAATTCAAAACAAAAATTGGGATACAGATGGCAATTTAGGTAAAATCTTTTATACGAATTGGTCAACCAAATATAAATTTAAAAATAGAGAATTATGGAAATTTGAAGCAGTTAGGGATTTTAAAAGAGCTTTTTCAAAAGAATATCCAAGCAATTGGACTAAGTATATTTTTATGAAAAATAAGTATAGGGTGGCTCATTTGTACGCTCCTAAAATGTTAAAGTCTTTTGGCGGAGTTTAAAATTAATAAATTATGGCAATTATATCAGAAGTAATATCTAGAATTAGAGGACAAGCAAAAGCGTATAACCAAGATGCTTTTGTTACAGATAGATATATATATAGTCTTGTTCAAAAGTTTTCTCAAGTTTTAATGCGCCGGCAAGATAGCGCAAACAAACTAATGAAATTTAATTCAATATGGAAGTCTCTTCCATATGTTGAACTAATAGAGGTTGATCGGATTGAGGCCCAATGTTCAGGTCTTAAAAGTGACTGTACATTTATGAGGACAAAGGAAGAACTTCCTACTATGATTGAGGGTTTTTGGGGACCACTTATTAGAAGTGTTTCTTCAATTGATGGTTCACAAGTGTTGCAACCAATTCAACCTAGTATATACTTATCAATGGAAGGTACAACGTCATTTAGGTATAATAAGACAAAGTATTTTTGGTTTATTGATCACCATTTATATTTTCCAAATTTAGAATGGAATGCTGTAAAAATTGAAGCTGTTTTTGATTCTGATATATCTAATTGGCAGTGTGATAATAAGTGCGTTCCCCATTATGATCAAGACATTAATATTCCAGAATTTTTATTGGCTGAGGTTGAAGCTCAAGTTTTGAATATTATGACAAATACAATAAAGATTCCTTCTGACAATGCTGATAATAAAATTAATATACACAGATCATGAGTATTTCACATAAATATAAAACATTTGATCAGTTATACAATGATGTAATTGTAGACTTTGCAACTTACAATATTGAAGGTTTTATTGATCCGGCGCAATTAATTAAAGTTGCAGCAAGAGTAAACTATGATCTTGGCCTTAGGATTAATAGAACTAAAGAAGTTGTTTTAGATATAGAACATGGTAAATCAAGATTGCCTTATGATTTTGCTTATTTGAACTATACGTTCAGATGTGGTACTTATACTATAGCTGATAGGCTTCCATCTGGCACACATGTTCAAACATTTAATGATGTTCCGTATGTTCCTTCACCTGGTACATCTGGGCCTTGTAATGATCCAACTTGCACTGATGTTTGCGTCATTAAAACTTGTCAAGATAAAAATGAATATCAGTTAGTTCAGAAACTTAAAGCTCCTGACAGTTATAGAGTATTTACAAGTTTTACGCCACTTAGAATAAAAACTGTAAATAAATACACATGTGATTGCCCTAATGTTAATGAACAAGCACATGATATTGCTGAAATAAAAGACGGTTTTATTTTAACTACTTTTGAAACAGGAAAAGTTTATTTAAATTATCAAAGTAGTATGGAAGATTACGATGGTAATCTTTTAGTTTTAGATCATCCATATTGCAATGAATATTATGAATATGCTTTAAAGCAAAGAATAGTTGAAAATATGATTTTTGCAGGTGAGAATGTAACTAATCAACTTACACTCATTGACCAGAGACTTAGGGCTTCTAGAAATAATGCACTTAGTTTTGTTAACACACCTAATTTTAAAGAACTACAAGAAGTTTGGATGTTGAATAGAAAAGCTCAATATCACAAATATTATAATATGTTTAGGAGTTATCCTGTAAGAAACTAAGAAATGGCAAAACAACAGTCTACAAATTCATCCGGTGCTTATACTAACGCCTTTACAAAAGGCATGCTTAAGGATATAAGCGGATCTTTTGAACCAAATAGTAATTGGTCGCATGCTAGAAATGTAATTTTAAATTCTATTGATGGCGACTTTGGAACTATAGGTAATGAACCTGCAACTTTAGCTTGTGGTGTAGTTCCCTATACTATTATTGGTTTTATTCACAAAAGAGCTGACCAGTGGTATGTTTTTTCAACTGATGACATTTCTTCAGAAATTGGTTTTTATGATGAGAGTACTTGTGCTTATACTACTATTGTAAATGCACCGTGTTTAAACTTTAACCGGAAGTATTTAATAACAGGAGCTGCAAAAGAAAATTTTGATTGCACTTGGCAAATTTATTTTGATGATTCCAATAATCCATCTAGAACACTAAATGTTGATAATATTCCTTGGGTTAAAAGAGATGTTTCAATACCCGGGGATACTTGTAAGATTTATGAAGATACTACAGTTTTAGATTGTGAAAAATTAAGACTGGCTCCTTTACTAA